GTCTGTCTATTGTGAAATAACAGCCATGAACAACAAGTATTGCGTTGCAGAGAGCATTGACAGCAGGGTGAATGCTGAAACCACATATTCTACAGATGCTGATAATTACGGTGAGATGGAATACTGGACTGAAGCATTGAATAAAGGTGATTGTGAAGATTACGCCTTGAAGAAAAGGGCAATGCTGTTAGAGATGGGATGGAGTTTGGATTCTCTGTTGCTCTGTACATGCAAGACTGAAACTGGCGAAGGACATTGTGTATTGTGGGTGAATACAGACAAGGGTGGATGTATCCTTGATAATCGTTATCACTGGCCAATGTCCCCGCCCGCTCTCCCCTATGAATGGCAATACATTATGAAAGGTGGGAAATGGCACGAGTTATCTGGCTGGCAATAATCCTTTCTGGTTGTGCATCAAATAAGAGCCTCCCTGTTATTGGGGAGGTTGTTGATGAGCCAATAGGGTTTAGTGAGATGTGTATTAGGGACAGTACATTGCCAATATGCAATGAATAACAGGTAAATGTTGTTTCAGTATATTGACAACTGGAAGAACAGTGTTATTCTTTCTTTATGGAAAGCATTTTCAGCAATAGCTGATACAGAATTAGTGGATAGGATGGCCGTCCGATAAGCGTCTTTGCCAACGCTTCCACTTCTAATTAATGGCAACCCCTGAAGGCAATCAAGGAATAATTTTTATGAATACAAAAAAGAAAGAAGTAATTGGCCCTAAAAGTCGTAAGCAAGAGATGTTTATTACATCTAAAGCTGACATTGTTTTTTTTGGTGGTGCAGCAGGCTGTGTTGATGCTGAAACTGAGTTTCTCAGCCAACACGGTTGGAAAAAGATTAGTGAATATACTCCCGACGACTTGGTTATGCAGTTTGACCTTAACACTAAGGTAGCTTCGTTGGTAAACCCTTCTGTGTACATTAAAGCCCCTTGTGATGGGTTTTATCACATTAAGAATAACAAGCTCGACCAGATGCTCTCAATTGAGCACAATATTGTGTACGAAAACCGAAAAGGTAAGATGTTCAAGGTTCCATTTGCAGAGTTTATGGCTAAGCATAATTCGTCTGCAAATGGACACAAGGGTTTATTTCGTAAGGTGTATGAATACAGCGGTGGTAAGTCTATCGGACTGTCAAAATTTGAAATTATGCTTGCCGTAGCTTTGAAGTGTGATGGCCACATTGCTAGTGAGAAAACCTCTAGGTATATTGTACGACTGAAGAAGCAGCGTAAAATTGACAGATTGCGTTGGATTCTTGCTGAACTCAACTACCCATATACTGAAACAGATAGTGTAGATAGTTATAAAGTGTTTACCCTTTATGCCCCTTGGTGTACAAAGCAATTTTCAGATTGGATGCTGTGCTCAAAAGAAGACGCTAAGGTAATCACTGATGAGATTATGTTCTGGGATGGCTCCTTAAATAAGGACAGACCGTGTGACATGGGCAGGTTTTCCACTACAATCAAAGAAGATGCTGACTGTATTCAATATCTCTATAATATCCAAAACATTCACGCAAGCATTGGAATAAATGATCGCCGTGGACAGGGGTACAAGGACAACGAATATGTCCGAAAGAGTGTTGAGTATTCAGTAACTCCTAGTACCAATATTGTAAGCACACTTGAGAATATACGTGACAAGGTAGTATTTGAATACGTAAAAAGCAACGATGGTTACAAGTATTGCTTTACTGTGCCAACAGGTGCATTTGTTATGCGCCGTAACAACAAGGTTGTTGTTACGGGTAACTCTGGAAAATCATTCTTAGGTGTAATGGACTTCCTCCAGCACATTCATCATAAAAACTTTCGCGGTGTATTCACCCGAAGAACAACCACTCAGCTTAAAGGGCCGGGTGGGTTGCTTGATAAGGCAATGGATTTGTTCAAGCGGGTTGACCCTAAAGTAAGATTCAAGTCAATGGAGAATAAGTTCGTATTCTCATCTGGCGCGGAAGTGTATCTTCGGCACTTTGAACATTTGAAAGATAAAGATAACTGGCAGGGTATGGAAATCAGCGAGGCGCTGATTGACGAATGTGTACAATATGAAGAAGAAATGTTTCTTTATATCCTCTCTCGTTTGCGTAACCCATCTTGTCCTGAAGTAAAACCACGTATCCGCTGCACAATGAACCCAGATTCTAAGTCATGGGTTAAGAATTGGATTTCATGGTGGCTTGATGAAGAAGGTTATCCGATTGAAGAAAGGTGTGGTCAGATTCGTTACTTTGTCCGTAGGGACAATACTAATTACTATGCAAACACCCCTGAAGAACTGATGGAACAGTTTAAGGTTAGACGTGAAATAGTGATGAGTTTTACGTTTATCAACGCCACTTGCCTAGATAATCCAGTGCTAATGGAAGCACAACCTGAATATATAGGTTGGCTGGAGTCTTTAGGCAGGGTAGAGAAAGCTAGGCTATTAAAAGGCAACTGGCTTGTGACAGAGGAATCGTCGGGCTATTGGAAGAAAGAATGGTGTGAAGTGGTTGATAAACCTCCGCTAGATGCAATAAAAGTTGCAAGAGCATGGGATATTAGCGGCTCTCTTCCATCTGAACTAATGCCTAATCCTGACTGGACTGCTGGTGTTAGAATCTCTAAAGACAGGTATGGGACTTACTACATTGAAGACGTAGTAAGATTCCGAGCCAGACATGGTGAAGTGTTTGAGAGGATGGTGGAAGCAGCAAAGCAAGACGGGGAGGATACACTAATTGTTGTTCCTGCTGACCCCGGCGCAAGCGGAAAGCAGTACGCTTCTACGCTTATACGTGACCTTGCTGAACGTGGATTCTACGCTAAATCAAAACCAACATCCAAGTCTAAAGTTCAACGATTCGCACCATTCTGTGCAGCTTGTGAAAGCGGGAATGTGAAGATTGTTGCTGGCGAATGGAATGATGCCTTTATTGATGAATTGGAAGCATTTGATGGAAGTAGGCGTGTAAAAGACGATTAACGAACTGGTTGTCTATAAACTTATCTAATTCGGTGGACATCTCATTGAGACAATACCGAGCGAAGCCCTCTTAATAAGGGATCGTGTGACGGTCATCGAAAACACACTCTTTGAGTGGAAGTGAGTAGAGTAGCTTCAAGCGAAGCGAAACGGTAAGCCCATTTTACAATGGTGAAGATATGACCTCATCTATACGGTGACGTATAGCAGCGGAGCCATGTTAATGTCTCCCGGCAATAAGTGTAGCGACTTATTGTGAAGATTTTGCAAGTTGATGCCGCGGCAGATGCTTTCGCAATGCTAGCCTCTGGTATTTCCATCCCAACATTCACCCCTCCAGATATGTCCGGTGTAAGTCGTTTTGGCTTTGCATAAACGCCACGGCTTATGAACACATTAACAGTTAACAGGAGAACAGCCAATGGCTGAAATGGAAGAAAATGAAGATTTCAGTCAGCTAACTTCTGATGGTTCCCCCATCCCTCGTATGAAAATGAGTGAGGTGGGGTATAGTGGACTGAAGATTAGTAGCGGTATTGTGTACGAAGAAGCTAGGCGTGAACTGCGGTGGCCTGACAGCTTGAAAACGTACAAAGAGATGCGTAAGGACACAACCATCTCTGCCGCTCTCAAAGCCTATGAGTTGATGATTAGCCGCGTTGAATGGGATGTTGAGGCATGTGATGATGCTACAGACCAACAGAAGCTACGCGCTGAATACATTGAATCTGTTATGCACGACATGGAAGGGAGTTGGTTCCAGTTCATTAAAGAATGCCTAACCTACCTCACCTTTGGTCATTCCGTTATTGAGAAAGTGCCGCGTAGGCGCAGATATGCCAACGGAAGCAAATATAATGACGGGTTTGTTGGTTTGCGTAAGTTGGCTCCACGTTCTCAAGACACCATTACCAAATGGGTGTTTAGTGAAGATGGACGAGACTTAATTGGATTGGAACAGACAGTAACTAACACTGATGGGTATGTGCGCTATATTGATAGCGGTACGGCTGTATTCATTCCTCGTGACAGGTTTATGTTGTTCCGTGCTGATGCTACAAAGGATAATCCAGAGGGTACATCGCCACTGAGTAATTGTTATATTGCTTATCGCTTCCGTAAGGAATTGGAAGAGATTGAAGCTGTCGGGTATAGTAAGAACATTAACGGTGTTCCGATTGTCTGGCTGCATCCAAAGTATATGGCAGATGATGCTAGTGACTCTGACAAGGCTGTGTATTCTTTTTACAAGAACATGGTTCGCAACCTTCAAATGAATGAGCAAACAGGTATTGTTATGCCGCTCATGTATGACGAAGGGCGTAACAAAATGTTCGATTTTGAACTGCTATCTGTCAACAATACAACTGCACAACACATTCAAGCTGCGATTACGAGGTGGGATAATAAAATCCTTACAGCGCTGCACAGTGACCTACTCAAACTTGGTCAAGATGCTGTTGGTAGCTATAGTCTTGCAGACAGTAAGACAAACATGATGGCTATGGCTATTGAGGCCCGTCTTAAAGAAATCCAAGATGTTCTGAATAACGACCTCATTCCTTGGCTCTATAAAATGAATGGTTGGCGCGATACTGAGCTGCCTAAGTTTGTTTATGGGGACTTGGATGAGACAGACCTTGAAGCATTCAGTAAGGCGATTCAGCGTATTAAAGCTGTTGGTTTGATTGCACCTACTCCGGGTAATGTTAATCATATTGCTGAAGTGTTGGGTTTACCAGACGAAGTTGATGAAGACATGGATCAGGAAGAACTGAATGTCTTGCTTGGTAAGCCGACATCAAGAAGCGGCGATGGACTTGAGAAGGGTTCTGGCAACGGTACTTCGGACGAAGTGGCTGATAATGACAATAGCGCCATGAACCCGGACAACAACGGATAGAGATAAAGGAGAAATACAATAATGGGGAAGTTGTTAAGGTTGACAAGCATCCTATACAACACCCCTCATTTGATGCTTCCGGCATCTCTTGAGCGAGTGTTTACTTATCTGGATGATCGAAATAATCATGCAGAACTTGCTGTGCAGTTGGAAAAGAAGCCTAAAGAACGGAACGTTCAATATGTCGCTGAAACACAAGTTGGTGTTTTGAGCGTTAGCGGCCCACTCACTTATATTGAATATGAGGCAATGTGTGGCGAACAGAATAGTTCGTATCAACAGATTGTAGATGATTTCGATAAACTGTGTAGCATGGGTGCTAAGACGATTGTTATGGACGTAGATAGTCCCGGAGGAATTGCTTACGGGATGACGGAAACAGGCCGCTATCTTCGCAAGAAAGCCGATGAGAAAGGTGTCCAACTTGTTGCGTACGTTGATGGCTTGAGTGCTTCCGCTGCTTTTGGTATATCTGTCGCTGCACACGAAATCATCGCAAATCCTGATGCTGAATTAGGAAGTGTTGGTGTTGTTGTAAAACTTAGGAATATGAACAAGGCCATGAATAATGCAGGTGTTGAAGACACTTACATCTATGCTGGCGACAGTAAGATTCCTTTCAAAGAGGATGGTAGCTTCAGGGAAGATTTCCTTGCTGACATCCAATATAAAGTCGATGCTCTATATCAACAGTTTACTGAGTATGTTGCGGATATGCGGGGAATCGACGTAGGTGTTGTTAAATCT